GCTCTGCAGATATCATGCTTTATCTTATTGATCGTGCTCAAGCTGAGAATGGATTAGAAATAACAGTAGTCAGTGAATCGTTACCGCACATGAAACGTGGTGCATTAAAAGAATTCCTAAAAATCATGAAGTCGCATGGCTACTACGATGAGAACGACTATAACCGCACTGACTTGATATACACATTCCCCTTCACAGGCTCAACCATTGAGTTCTTCGGCGTAGACACGCCAGAAAAGGTACATGGTCCTCGACGTGACATTTTATTTATTAACGAGGCTAACAACGTGTCACACGCCATATTTGACGCTATGGACATTCGTACTCGGATGCTTACTATCCTAGACTTTAACCCCACACATGAGTTCTGGGTGCACACTGAGGTTATGCCAAATCAGGAGCATGACCATTTGATTCTTACTTACAAGGACAACGAAGCCCTAGATGATGTAACGATCTCAAAGATTGAAGCCAGAAAGCATAACGTGAACTGGTGGCGAGTCTATGGCTTAGGTTTAGTCGGTAAGCTAGAAGGATTGATATTCCCTAACTTCGAAATCATTGATGAAATACCAGAAGAAGCCCAGCTGATGCGACATGCAGTTGACTACGGCTACACTAATGATGAGTCTGCGATAGGTGATATTTACAAATGGAACGAAGGTTACATAATAGATGAACTTGGCTACGGTGTCGGCATGAAGAATAAGCAGATCGCTAATATCATTCGAGCCAGTGAAGGGTTGCCACCAGTCCAGAACCACGGAGAATATAAGGCTGAGACTGAGATACTTACCGTAGGTGACTCAGCTGAACCAAAGTCTAATGATGATCTATGTGATTACGGCGTTAGGACTATCGGTTCAACAAAGGGACCGGGATCAGTCAATACCGGCATTGAGGTTGTGCAGGATCCGAAACTGTACATTACTAAGCGATCTACGAATATAATTGCTGGGTTCAGGGGCTATCAGTGGAAGATTGACAAAAGGACCGGGAAATCAACCAACACACCAGAACATGAATTTTCACATGCCCCAGATATGGTGCGGTATGGAATTACTGATATACTAGGAACGAAGCTAGTTGGTGTAGACGACATAATTATGTAATGTTATACTAATGCTTAGAACGCTTGAAGTGTCATAACATTTGAGGATCAATATGGCAACTATTGCCGATAGAATAAAAAACCTTTGGTTAAAAAAAGAACTTGGAAACAGTATTCAAGGTCAAGTAGTCCGGAACTTTGCGACCGGAAGTAAATTCAACCCACAAGCACAGGCTAGGGGAATAGCTTACCGAGCTATCAACCACATCGGTCTTAGTGTTTCTGACTATGAACCAATACTAATGAACGAAAAGGGCAGGAAGCTAGAATCCCACCCTGTTCTTAAACTTTATCGAAAACCTAATCAACGCCTTACTCGCAGTGACTTTCACTACTTATGGGGTGTTCTTATGGAGATTTACGGCGAATCATTCTGGTATACGCCGCTAGGTGAAACCACAAAGCGACCGAAGGAATGCATATTGCTGAACCCGGGATTGATGGAAGTTGTTATCAACAAGGAGACTGGCGAAGTTGTTGGCTACAAGCTACACAAACAGAACGGAACCCACGTCAACCTTACGCTTGAAGAAATTTATCACGACAAGATTCCTAACCCATTCAATTCTTACAGGGGTACATCTATCCTAGACAAAGCTAGTGTCTACATTGACACTGAGATCAACACAGCTGAATTCACGCTGAACTATATTAAAAACAATGCTTCACCATCAGGCATCGTTCAGTTGCCAGATATGACACCTGAAGCATTTAGCCAGTTCGCTAATCAATGGCGTGAAGGATATGAAGGTCCACAAAACGCTGGTAAGACTGCATTTATCAGATCAGGCGAAGTAGACTTCAAAGCTGTTGGTGCTACCCTGAAAGACATCGATCAGAAGGTTACTCGTGATATGGCTAAGGAAGACGTGCTATTGATGTTCGGTGTTCCTCGTGGATTACTAGGGTCATCATCTGAACAAAAAGGCATCGGTCGTGACAACATCGAGCCGCTTGAGTACGTTTACGCTAAATACAAGACCGATAAGCTAATGAACCGCCTAGATACTATCTATGAGCACATGGCGGATCGTATGGGGCTAAAGACGCAAGTTACAATTACCCATGAATCGCCAGTACCGAAAGATAAGAAGCACGAGCTTGAAACACACAAAGCCGCTGTGAATGTCTGGATGACCAGAAATGAAGTACGTGCTGTGCATGGTCTTGATCCATTGCCGGGAGGTGATGAACTACCAGAACCCAAAGCACCGGGAACAGCACCAGCGACGGTCACCGAAGCTGCTAAGCCGAAGACTAAAAAAAAGGTAGTCCTAAAAGCGAAGCCATCGAAGTCTGAGAAAGTCAAAAAGGAGAACGAGGATCAAGAAGCATTCCGTTCACACTTAGTTGAAGTAAACGAGATTTACGCTAAGAAGATGAAGTCCGCTATCAGCAAGTTCGCTGGTGAGCAAGAAGCCGCCATTATCGATAAGATTGACGCTACTGGAAAATCATTTGAGGAATGGCTGTTTGAGATCAAAGAACAGTCTGAAGCGTTCGCAGTGCTAATGGTTCCAATCCTTGTTGATCTCATGGAAGCCCAAGCTGAAGATGTGGTTAACTTTATCAGCGGTGAATCATTCACTGTTACCACTGAAATGAGAAATGTAGTTGAGAACCGCATTAAGCGAATAGCTGGTATCTATAATGAGGACACCCTACGAGCACTTGAAAAGACATTAGCTGAAGGTGCCCAAGCCGGTGAGTCGCTAACCAAGATGAAGAAGCGAGTGCAAGATGTGTTTAAAGAAGCTAAGGGGTATCGTGCAGAACGCATTGCTAGAACAGAAAGCCTTAAAGCTAGCAATAGCACAGCTGAATTAGTTTATAAAGAAAACGGTTACACCAAAGTGCAGTGGTTTACAAACCCGGGGGCTTGCGAATATTGTCGAGTATTCGAGGGTCAGATCAAAGAAATTGGAGGAACTTACAGCACCATCGGTGATGTTATCACTAGTGACCAAGGCAATCAGATGCGTATTGAATACGATGATGTTGCCACGCCGCCACTTCACCCAAATTGCACATGTAGCCTAGTCCCAGTGGAGTAAGGCTATGGATGATAAGGACCTTCAACTTTACCAAGAAGAAACATTATTGATACTTAAGCAGACGCTTCAGGCTGTCAAAGTATTCGAAGACCTCGTAAAAGGTCAGATGAACATCGACATAGCTGAATTGAACGTGAAACAGCCCGATGAAATGAAGGTGAAAGGCAAGGTTGAGGTTTCCAACCTAGAACCGACTGATTTAAGCCCAATTCAGGCAGGATTGGACAGTTTGTCAGATAAACTACAAGAAGCCATCAAAAAGCATTCACACAAGCCATTAGAAGCTATCACAGTCAAGAACATCAAAGATGCAGTGCCTCAATCTATCAAAATCGACAATCTTAGCGAATTAGATGCTAAATTGTTGCAAATCGTTACGGCTATCCAGAACAACCAGCCAGTCATCACAGTCGAAAAGAACGAAATTAAGTTCCCGCAGGGTGCTAAGAACCCTATACCAGTCCGATTATCAGATGGTAAAAGCTACTATAACGCAGTATTCAATGCTTCACTTGCAGCATCCAACGAGGTCGATCCAACGGTTGGATATCAGCCGGCAGATATAGACGACGCCAGTGATCCTAAATATTACGGCTTTGTTCGCAAGACAGGGCATTGGTACATTTTAAAGGAGGAAAACAACACTTATCGCTATGTCGTTGGTGCACCAACCCATGACGGAGGACCTACATATCCTGACGCATGGACGAACAGGGCTAATCTAACCTATAAGTATTTTTATGAGGTTTGGTAATGAGTCGAGTTTTTAACCCCCTAGTAAAGAAAGGATTTGATGAAACGACGCCGTCCGGATCAGGTGTTGATAGCGTTAATGGTTTTAGCGGTGTGGTGGTTCTTGATCCAGATGATCTTGACGATGCTTCTACAAGCCACAAGTTTGTAAGCTCATCTGATCTAAGTGACCTAGCCGCCAATACATCAGCCCGACACGACGCAGTTACCTTTGCTGGTACTGGAACGTACATATCATTATCTGGTCAAGAAATAACTGTCGATCCTATCACCGAGTCTGACATTACAGACTTGCAATCTTACATCACCGATATTACAGGTGAGAACTTATCTGATCTGTCTGACGTCACTATAACCTCGATAGCTAGTGGCGAGGTGTTGAAATGGAACGGTTCTGCATGGGTGAATAACACATTATCTGAAGCAGGTATAGCCGCAGCTAGCCATACCCACACAGCTAGCGAAATAACCGACTTTGATACTGAAGTCGCTAATAACACCGCTGTCGCTGCCAACACAGCTAAGAATAGCTACCCTAGTGCAGATTCCACTAAACTAGCAGGTATTGAGGCAGGGGCAACAGCTGATCAAACTGGAGCAGAAATAAAGGCTGCCTATGAGGGTGAGGCTGATACCAATGCATTTACTGACGCCGATCACACTAAACTTGATGGTATTGAAACTGGTGCCGAAGTAAACCCGACCGATGCTGAAATTAAAACGGCATACGAAAACAACTCAAACACCAATGCTTACACCGATGCAGAACAAACCAAGGTAGGCTACCTTACAGTCACGCAAGCTGTTGACCTAGATCAGATGGAAACTGATATTGCTGCACTAGCAAACGGCATGGTCTATAAAGGAGACTGGGACGCTAGTGCTGGTACATTCCCGGGAAGTGGTTCGGCTCAAACAGGTTGGTTCTACTACGTTTCAGTAGCTGGTACTGTTGACAGTATAGCGTTTGCGGTAGGTGATAACATTGTCGCTACCACAGATGACGCTTCAACTTCGACTTATGCATCTAACTGGTCTAAGCATGATCAAACTGATGCTGTGCAAAGCGTGGCAGGCAAAACAGGAGCTGTGACACTTGTAGAAGCTGATATTACTGATCTAGGCACATACTTGGAGGACATCACTGGTGAAAGTCTAAGCAGTCTTAGCGACGTTACGATTACGTCTATAGCTGCTAATGAGTTACTGCAATGGAGTGGATCAGCTTGGGTTAACCAGACACTAGCTGAAGCTGGAGTGGCAGCTGCTTCGCACACCCACACAGAATCTGATATCACCGACCTCGGAGATTATCTACTCAAATCAGGTGGAACAATGACTGGCAATATAGATATGAGTTCCAGCGACATTGTCGATGCTGGCAATGTAGTGATAGGTGCTGACTCGGGAGACGTAGAACTTCACGTTAAGCCAGCTGGCACTAATGTACCTTCCTTGTATAGCGGCACGGTAGCTATCTTACAAAGAAACTCATCTACGCTAAATCAGGTCTATATGAGCTTGATAGCAGGCAACGCCTCAACTTCTGGCGGTATTAACTTCGGTGACGACGATATCTGCAGAGC